TTATAAAGATAAAGAGGGTACAGCAGCATTAACAATAAACGAACACCAATATAAAGCAAATTTCCGTATTGACAAGGAAATAAATATAATGTCATTAATTCAAACTTTAATAAAATATAAATAATTATGCAACAACCAGTAAAACAACCCCCAATTGATCTAAAAAACACCACAGCTATTAAAAATTTTGATGGTGGAATTATCTTTCAACAAGGAGTAGTATTAAGAACTGTATCTAAATTTGTAATGGGTACAGATGAAGATGCTTTACTACCAATCCCAGTTTTTTATGATCCATCAACTAAGAAAATTCTTAAATCATCAGTTCCAAAAGAACTTAGAGAAGAATTAGCTGATGAATTAATGGACTAGGTTTGAAAAATATCTTTGATTGGTTAAAGGCAATTAATAATACTAAACCTCCTGTTGAGTCATTTACTGATAAAGATTGGGAGGTTTGGAACAGTTATATGATTCATAGATTTTTATCTATGGATCGTTCTTATATTGAGATAGTTAATGATATTCAAGAGATATTACCTCAAGATAAAAAGAAAATATATTCTATTTACAAAGAATTTATTCCTAAAAATAATAAATGGAATAAATATATTAAATCCAAAATTAAACAACCTAATAAAGATTTAATAAATCATATAAAAAATTATTTTGAATGTTCAAGTAAAGAAGCAAAAGAATATATTTATATGTTGGACAAACCAAAAATTAGTCGTATATTAACAGATAGAGGGCTAGATAAAAAAGAACTTAAAACCATACTAAAATGAAAATTCAAGTTTACAAATTTTTAAAATCCGAAGCTGAAGCGGATAAAAATAAAGCTTTAGCAAGTATAGAACTTTTAACAAATAACCCAGCGGGTATAGGTGATCACTCAACTAAAGATTATTGGGATAATTGTACTGAAGCTCTTAAATTATTATCATCTGCTGATGAAAGATTAGAAATATTAGAAAAATATTTTACCAATAAGGGGCAAGTTAATGGGTGATACAGTAACTAAATATTATGAAATGATGAGTGATAGAGAAATTATGGATGCTAAACACCCAGATAAGGCGGCAATAAAAGCATTTGAAAAAGAATATCCTGAACTATCCAAAGAGTTTAAGGTAATTCAAAAAGAAATGTATGAAATGTTTGCTCGTAAACATATGGATTATGGGTTAAATAACATTGCTCTAGGTGGAGACATCGTTAATAACAGCGATGATAAACAATTTTCACTAACTGGGTTGTGTATTAGGTTAACTGACAAAATATCACGTTTAAAAAATCTATTAGTAAATGGTAGATCATTTGTTGAAGGTGAAGGCATGCAAGATACATTTATAGATATTGCTAATTATGGAATAATCGGTCTTTTAGTAGGTCGAGATAAATGGAAAAAATAGTTTGGCTAAAAAAATTCCAAAAATTGTAAAGGAGATTAAAAATAATCCTCCTACCCCAATTAATTTTGCTTATCAAAAGAATATATCATATTCTCAAATGTCTATCTTTAGAAGTTGCGCTTATAGATGGAAACTACAATATAAAGATAAGATTAAAAGGTTTAATTCATCTATTCATACTGTATTTGGAACTGCTATACATGAAAGTATGCAATATTATTTAGATGTAGCTTATGGAAAATCTTTTGCACATGCAGACAGAGAAATACATATGGAAGATTATTTTAAAGGTAAATTTTTAAGTGAATATCAATCCCAATATAAATCTAATAATAATGAACATTTTTCTTCTGCTGAAGAAATGAGAGAATTTTATGAAGATGGAGTTTCTATTTTAGATTGGTTTAAAAAAAAACGTAGTAGATATTTTAGTAAAAAAGGCATATATTTGGTTGGTTGTGAAATACCAATTGTAATTGCGCCAAATAAAATGTATAATAACGTATTATATATGGGGTATCTAGATATTGTCACATATAATGAAAGAACAGATACATTTAAAATAATCGACATAAAAACCAGTACTAAGGGTTGGAACAGTTATGCTAAAAAAGATGAAAATAAACATTTTCAATTAATTTTATATAAACAATATTTTTCTGAACAATATGGAATACCATTAGATAAAATTGAGATAGAATTTTTTATTGTAAAAAGAAAGGTATTAGATTGGGATGATGATAAAATTATGTCCCCACATCAAGCTTATAGGGTACAAACATTTGTACCACCAAGTGGTAAAATTAAATTAAATAGAGCTAAAAGTGCTGTTAATGATTTTATAACAGAATGTTTTAGTTCAAGCGGAAAAATTAAAGAAATAAATTATCCAAAATCACCTTCTAAATGGAATTGTACATTTTGTCCCTATGGAGAAGATAAAGAATTATGTGGAGCAGGAGCGCATTTTGAATAATACTTATATATGTATAATAAATGTTTTAAATAATAAAGACTATGATTAATAAAAAACCAATGACACTAACTAGTGTCAAAGTCAAAAGCGATTTATTCGAGAATTTTAAAATTGAATGTGTAAAACGTAAATTTTCTTTTCAAAAACTTGCCGACCGTAGCCTGTTTTTGTATCTTACAGATGAAGATTTTCGTAAACAAATTACTAATCAAATTAATCTCGACATAAAAAACGATGAATAAAGACTTTAAATATATCCCTAAGGATAAAAGAAAAAAGATACTCTTAATATGTGATGATATTAGAGTACATTCAGGAGTAGCTACTGTAGCTAAAGAAATTATTCTACAAACTTGCCAACATTTTAATTGGGTTAATATAGCAGGATCGATAAAACATCCTGAAGCTGGTAAGAGATTAGACATATCAGCAGATACAACAAATATGAGTGGTGTTGAAGATCCTTCTGTTATGTTGTATCCAGTAGATGGGTATGGTGAAAATAGAGTTATTAGAGAAATAATTAATATAGAAAGACCCGATGCTATAATGTTAATTACGGATCCAAGATATTTCATGCATGTTTGGAATATGGAACAAGAAATAAGAAAATCAATCCCAATTGCATATTTAAATATTTGGGATGACTACCCAGCACCACAGTATAATCAACCTTATTATGAAGCTTGTGATTTATTAATGGGAATATCAAAACAAACAGTTAACATAAATAAAATAGTATTAAAAAATGTTAATAAACCAAGAATATTTAAATATGTTCCTCATGGTTTAAATAGTGACATTTATAAACCTATAAAAAAGGACAACCCAGAATTTGTAAAATGGAAAAAAGATACTTTTGGAAATAAAGAATATGATTTTGTTTTATTTTTTAACTCCAGAAATATTAGAAGAAAACAAATTCCAGATACAATGTTAGCGTTTAGAGCATTTTTAGATAGTTTACCTAAAGAGAAGGCTGATAAATGTTTGTTGTTAATGAAAACTGAATTAGTAACAGATGCTGGAACACATTTAGGGAAAGTAAAAGAATATTTCTTCTCTCAGGATTATCCAAATAATGTTCAAATTATTGATAATAGATTAGAAACAAACCAATTAAATTATTTATATAATATGGCAGATTGTCAAATTTTAATAACATCTAATGAAGGGTGGGGATTAACATTGACAGAAGCTATATTAGCAGGAACACCTATTATAGCTAATGTTACTGGTGGAATGCAAGACCAAATGAGGTTTGTAGATAATGAAGGAAAATGGTTTGAACCAGATGAAAATGTACCTTCTAACCATAGAGGAACTTATAAAAAACACGGTGAATGGGCGTTCCCAGTTTACCCTACTTCAAGATCAATTCAAGGTTCACCTCCAACACCTTACATTTATGATGATAGATGTGCTTGGGAGGATGTAACAGATAGAATTAAAGAAGTATATAATTTATCCCCTGAAGAAAGAGAAAAAAGAGGATTAGCTGGTAGAAAATGGGCTATGAGTGATGAAGCTGGATTTACAGGTGAAAAACAAGGGAAAAGAGTTATTGAAGCATTTGATGAATTATTTAAAACTTGGAAACCAAGAGAAAAATATGAAATTATTAATGCAAATAAATATAAAGGAAAAACATTAAACCATAAAATTATATATTAATGAATAAACCAAGATTTGTAATATCATGTCCTTTTGACACTTACTCAGGATATGGAGCAAGATCAAGAGATTTTGTTAAAGCAGTAATTGAATTAGATAAATATAAGGTTGAACTTTTATCCCAAAAATGGGGAGAAACATCTTGGGGGTTTTGTAAAGATCATCCTGAATGGAATTTTTTATACAAACATTTAGCTCAAAGAAATTGGCAAGAATCTAAACCCGATTTATGGATGCAAATAACAATTCCTAATGAATTTCAACCTGTTGGGAAATATAATATAGGGTTAACAGCTGGGATTGAATCTACTGCATGTAAACCAGAATGGATTGAAGGATTAAATAGAATGGATTTAAATTTAGTATCTTCTAATTTTGCTAAAGAAACATTTCAAAGAATGTCATTTGAGAAAAAAGATCAAAGAACAGGACAAGTAGTAGGAAATGTAAAATTAAACAAACCAATGCAAGTTTTATTTGAAGGAATTAATTTAGACCTTTATAAAACTTTATCTCCAAAAGAATTAAAAACTATTAATTTAAAAGATATACCAGAACAGTTTTGTTTTTTATCTGTAGGACATTGGATGCAAGGAGCATTAGGTCATGATAGAAAAAATATAGGAATAACTATAAAAACTTTTTATGAGGCATTTAAAAATAAAAAAGTAAAACCTGCCTTAATCTTAAAATGTTCTGTTGGGGTTGCCTCTTATATAAGTAGAGATGAAATTTTAGATAGAATTAAATCAATAAAAGAATTAGTAGGGGGAAGTAATTTGCCTAATATATATTTACTTAGTGGAGAATTTAGTGATGAAGAAATGAATGAATTGTATAATCATCCTAAAGTAAAATCTTTAATCTCATTTACAAAAGGAGAAGGATTTGGAAGACCATTATTAGAATTTTCACTATCAGGAAAACCTATTATTGCTTCAAATTGGAGTGGACATACTGATTTTTTAAATCCTCAATATGTATCTTTATTACCTGGGAATTTAGAAAAAGTTCACCCTAGTGCAGCGAATAATTGGTTAATAGCAGAATCAGAATGGTTTCAAGTAAGTTATCAACATGCTATGTCTCAAATGAAAAATGTTTATAAAAAATATAAACAATTTCACCAAATGGCTAAAAAACAAAAATATCACGCTAAAAATAATTTTAGCTATGATAAAATGAAAGAAATGTTGTCTGATATTTTAGAAAATAATGTACCTGAAACATCTCAACAAGTTAAACTTAATTTATCTCAACTAACTAAAGTAGATTAATATGAATCATGATACTATAATACATTGCCCTAAAACAGGAGGCGATTTATGTTATAAAACAGAAATAAACGATAAAATTACAAATTATTTAAGTTTATCTTGTGGGTTTTGGACTAATTCATTAATGACTTTAGATAGTGATTTTTATAATGAGCAAATGTCCACTTTACCAGAATTATATAAGGATTTAGCTTGGGAAGACCCAGAAACTAATTATATCTGGGTACCTAATACTATTAATATAGAAGATAAAGGAATGATATTTGCAAATGGTACTAATGCTATGGAATGGAAATGGGCGGCTGTTAAAGCTATAGAATTAGAAGATGGGGACGAAGCTAAAGTAGAAGGCCAAAAATATAAAATGGACATGGGGAACATGGAACAATTTAAAGAACGTGATTATATAGATGCTTTATCTTATATAGGACTACTACCAGAATAATATGAAAATACTAGTAACAGGAGGAGCAGGATTTATTGGTACAAATTTAATTAAAAAATTAATTAAAAAAGGCCATAATGTTCATTCATTAGATAATTATGAAACAGGACTAAAATCTAATGAACAAATGGGATGTGCCTATCATCGTAATGATATTACTAATATTAATACTATGGATAAGGATTTTGATTTAATATTTCACTTAGCTGCTTTAGCTCGAATACAAGAATCATTTAATAATCCACAAGAAACATTCAGAGTAAACACTGTAGGCACTCAAAGAGTTTGTGAGTTTGCTAGATTAACTGGTGCTAAATTAGTTTATGCCGGTTCGTCTTCTAGATGGTGTGATCCACATACTTCACCTTATGCTACAAGTAAATTTTTAGGAGAAGAAACTATAAAAATGTATCGTAGAACTTATGGTTTAGATATGGAAATAGCTAGATTTTATAATGTTTATGGTGAACATGAAATAGTAGATGGTACTTGGGCTGCTGTAATAGGTATTTGGAGGGATCAAGTTAAAAATAATAAACCTATAACAATAGTAGGAGATGGTGAACAACGAAGAGATTTTACCTATATAGGTGATATAGTTGAAGGTCTTTTTAGAATTGGAATGAAAAATAAAAAACATAAAGATGCTTGGGAATTGGGCACAGGAATAAATTATTCTATTAATGATGTCTATTTAATGTTTAAAGAAAAATTCGGTTGCGAATTTATAACAATCCCAGACCAACCAGGTAATTATAAAACTACTTTACGTGAAAATGATGATAGTTTAGATATATTAGGTTGGGAACCATCTGATCAATTAAGAGATTATATATTTAGTTTATGAAAATAAGTTATGCAATAACAGTTTGTAATGAATTTGTAGAAATACAAAAATTAGTTTTATTTCTCCTTGATCATAAAAGAGATGAAGATGAAATAGTTATTTTATATGATTCTAAAAATGGTGATAAAGGAGTTGAGGAATTTTTAAGATCACATTCTGTTAATAATCAATTTATGTGGTATTCTGGAGATTTTAATAATCACTTTGCTGATTGGAAAAATTTACTTAATTCTTATTGTAATGGTGATTATATATTCCAGATTGATGCTGATGAAGTTCCAAATAGGTTATTAATAAAAAATTTACCTCGAATAGTAGAATCTAATCCTAATAATGAAGTTTATTTAGTACCTAGGGTTAATACTGTTACAAAATTAACAGATGAACATATACAAAAATGGGGATGGAGAGTAGATAATAAAGGTTGGGTTAATTGGCCTGATTATCAATGGCGTATTTGGAAAAATAAACCTGAAATTAAATGGAGAAATAAAGTACATGAAGTATTAGAAGGACATAAAACCCATGCATTACTTCCAGCATTAGAAGATTTTGCTATTTATCACCCAAAAGATATAAAAAGACAAGAAAAACAAAATTCGTATTATAATACATTATAATGAATGTAGCACTAAAAATAGATACCCCAGCACTAGGTGATACTCTAGCAGCTATTCCTACACTTAGGAAATTATGCGAAGCATATGAATCACCTTTAACTATTTTTACCTCAAAACCATTTTTATTTGAAAATCATCCATTAGTAAAAGAAGCATTACCTTTAGATGCATCTACTGATGGTTATAAGGTTTATACTACATTTAGTCCAATAGTAGGTAAAAATTATAATATAGATGGCCAAAAAACAGAATTTAGATATTCAAATCATGATTTTAGACAATTTCACGCTACATCATTAGGATTCTCTTTATCCCCAGATGAAATGGAAATTGACATTTATATTGAAAAACCCAGACCATTAAATTTAGGAAAATATGTAATGATTCATCCTACACATACTTGGGCAACTAGAACTTGGGATCAAAAACAATGGCAGGGTTTGATTGATTTATTAAATGATGCAGGAATACCTGTAGTAGCAATTGGTAGAGATTCTAGTGAAGTAGGATTTTATAATACACAAAAACCAGTAATGGATATTAATATTAAATTAGGTAAAAGTTTACTTAATGATCCTACTAATGATCCTGCTGAATTAAGGTGGATGATGAAAAATGAAGCATTGATGGTAGTTACTATGGATTCTGGTATTTTACATTTGGCTGGGACAACAGATGTTCGTATATTACAATTAGGAAGTTCAATACATCCTAAATTAAGAGCACCTTGGAGAAATGGATCCCAATCACATAATTATGAATATGTATTAGGTTCATGTGCTGAATTTTGTTCTAGTAATATGAAGTATAATATTAAAGAATGGGGAGATATTATGGGAGTTCCCCCTCAAGTTAAGTGTTTAGATAATAGACCTACTTTTGAGTGTCATCCCAATTATAAAAAAGTATATAATAAAATAATAGAAGTAATATGAAAAAAGTATGGTATGCACCTAATAGATTAGAAGCTTATGGTGAAGAAGAAATAAAAGCAGTAGAACAATGTCTTAGAGATGGTTGGTTAGCTGGTTTTGGTCCTCGCTCAGTAGAATTTGAGAAAAAAATAGCAAAAGAGTTTGGTAAAAAATTTGGAGTATTTGTTAACTCGGGTTCATCAGCCTGTTTACTTGCATTAGCTGCTTTAAACTTACCTAAAGGAAGTAAAATTATAACCCCTGCTTTAACATTTTCAACTACTTTAGCTCCAATTATTCAGTTAGGATATATTCCAATTTTTATAGATTCCAATTTAACATCATATGTACCTGATATTCAAGCTATATTAGATGCTATCACAGATGATACAACAGCAATTATGGTTCCTAATCTAATAGGAAATAAACCAGATTGGAAAGCATTAAAAAAAGGTTTAAAGGCAATAAATAGAGAAGATATATTTGTTATTGAAGATTCAGCAGACACTGTATCTTATACAAAAGAATCAGATGTTTCTACTACTAGTTTTTATGCTTCTCATGTTATTACAGCTGGTGGAATGGGAGGAATGGTAATGTTTAATGATGAAAAACACGTAAAAAGAGCATTACAGTATAGAGATTGGGGTAGAATAGGAGATAATAGTGAAAATATGGATGAGCGTTTTGCTCATGATGTTGATGGGTTACCTTATGATTATAAATTTTTATATGGAGTATTAGGTTATAATATGAAATGTAGCGAAATGAGTGCCGCTTTTGGTTTAGTACAATTAGAACGATTTCAAACATTTAAACAAAAACGAAGAGATAATATTGAACGTTATATTAAAAACCTTAAAGATGTTAAAGAAATACTACTTCCAGATGATAGTATTGAACCTAATTGGTTAGCAATTCCACTACAAACTGAACGTAGATTAGAATTACTTAATTATTTAGAGGATAATAATATACAAACAAGAGTTACATTTGCAGGTAATGTTACTAGACATCCTATTTATAGAGAATATTTACAAGATTTTGAAAATGCTGATAAAGTAATGAAAGATGGATTTTTATTAGGAGCACATCATGGTATGGATTTAGATGACGTAGATTATGTTTGTGACAAAATTAAAGAATTTTTTAAATATGAGTAAAATTTTAGTTACTGGTGGTTCAGGTTTAGTAGGTAAACATTTACAAAAAATATTACCTAATGCCTTTTATTTAAGTAGTAAAGATTGTGACTTAACTAATATTACACAAGTTAAATGGTTAATATCATCATACCAACCAGATATTGTTGTACATTTAGCTGCTCGTGTTGGTGGTATTCAAGATAATATCAAATATCCTGCAGATTATTTTGATGATAATATTTTAATTAATACCAATATTGTTAAAGTATGTAAGGATCATGATGTTAAAAGATTTATAGGTATTTTAAGTACTTGTATTTATCCTAGTGTTGTTGAAAATTATCCAATGACTGAAGAAGATTTATTTATAGGCCCACCACCACCATCTAATTTTAGTTATGGGTATGCTAAGCGTTGTTTAGCAGTTCAAATAGATGCTTATAATAAACAATTTGGTACTAAATATAATTACTTAATTCCATGTAATTTATATGGTGATTATGATAATTTACATAATGATAGCAAAATGCACTTTATTACAGCTTTACTAAATAAAATTAAAAATGCTAAAGATAATAAACTAAATTTATTAGGTACAGGAAAACCATTAAGGCAATTTATGTATGCAAGTGATTTAGCAGATATAATTAAATTAGTTATTAGTAATGATATTACTGAAAATTTTAATGTAGCACCTGATTTTAATTATTCTATAAATGAAATGGCTAAAATCGCTTTAGAGGTTACAGAAAAAGATTATGAAATTATTTATGATAGACCAGATTTAGATGGTCAATTTAGAAAAGATGTTAGTAATAAAAGGTTATTAGAAATATTTCCTCATTTTAAATTTACAGGTTTAAAAGAAGGATTAAAACAAGTTTATGATAAAATTAGTTAGTGATACAATTGATAAAAATGATATAAAAGCTTTAGTAGAATGGTTATCACAAGATGAAATTCCTAGATTAACTAAAGGTCCTTTAACATTAAAATTAGAACAAAAATGGGCTGATAAAATAGGAACAAAATATTCCATATTTGTAAATTCAGGATCATCTTCAATACTATTAACCCTAGCAGCTCTAAAATATCATAGTAAATTAAGAAATGATAAAATTATAGTCCCAGGATTAAGTTGGTCAACAGATGTAAGTTCGCCTATGTTATTAGGATATGAAACTTATATGTGTGATTGTAATTTAGAAGATTTATCTTGTGATTTAAAACACTTAGAACAATTATTTCAAGAACACGACCCCTCAACTTTTATATTAGTATCACCACTTGGATTAGTTCCAAATATGGAAGAAATAGTTTTATTGTGTGAACAATATAATGTAATACTACTTGAAGATGTTTGTGAAAGTATGGGATCTAAAAATCAAAATAAGTATTTAGGTAGTTTTGGTTTAGCTTCATTTTATTCAATGTATTTTGGTCACCATTTATCTACTATAGAAGGAGGATTCATAAACACAGATGATGAAGAGTTATACCATTTACTTTTAATGATGAGAAGCCATGGTTGGGATAGAGATTTACCTAAAGATGCTCAAACTAAATTAAGAAAAGAATTTAATAGTAGTGATTTTGATTCATTATATAATTTCTATGTACCTGGATTAAATGTTAGATCAACTGATTTACAAGCTTTTATTGGTTTAAGAGCCATAGATAAATTAGATGAATATTCTTATAAACGCAGAGTTAATTTTCACCATTATAGACGTAAAATAAAAAATAATATTTTAAAATTAAAGGAAAATAAAAATGATTTTGTTTCTAGTTTTGCTATTCCTATTTTAAATACAAATAGAAATAAAATAGCTCAAGAGTTACAAGATAATAATATAGAAGTTAGACCTTTAATAGCAGGTAATATGGCTAATAAGCCTATGTGGTATAATGAAAATGATATTCCATCGTTACCTAACTGTGAATTAGTAAATAAAATAGGGTTTTATATCCCGAATCATCAAGACTTAACAGAAGATGAAATTAATCAAATTTCAACAATAATTAATAAACATGAATAAAGTAGCATTAATTACAGGTATAAATGGTCAAGATGGTTCTTATTTAGCTGAATTTTTAAATAAGAAAGGTTATGAAGTTTGGGGCACAGTAAAAAGAAATTCTGTAGCTGAAAATCAAACAGCTAGAATACCAGATGAATTATTTTCCAAATTAAATTTAGAATATGCTGACTTAAACGATTTATCTTCACTTATTAGAGTAATACAATTATGCCAACCAGATGAAATTTATAATTTAGCAGCTCAATCTCATGTTAGAATTAGTTTTGACCAACCAATTTATACAGCACAAACCACAGGAATTGGTACACTTAAGTTATTAGAAGCAGTAAAATTAACAAAACCTAACGCTAAAATATATCAGGCTTCATCATCTGAAATGTTTGGTAACTCTGTAGATAACGATGGATACCAAAGAGAAACTACACCTTTACATCCTGTATCGCCCTATGGTTGTGCCAAGGTATTCTCGTATAATATATGCAGAAATTACAGGAATTCTTATGATATGTTTATATGTAATGGTATTTTATTTAACCATGAATCACCAAGACGAGGTACTAATTTTGTAACTAATAAAGTAGTTAAAGCTGCTGTGCAAATTAAATATGGTTTAAAAAATGAATTAGCATTAGGTAATTTAGAAGCAACTAGAGACTGGGGCCATGCAGAAGATTTTGTTGAAGCTATGTGGTTAATATTACAACAAGATAAACCAAATGATTATGTTTGTGCTACTGGTGTATCACATAGTGTTAGAGATTTATGTGAATATGTTTTTAATAAATTAGACTTAAATTATAAAGATTATGTTAAAGTAGATCCTAAATATTATAGGGCAGAAGAATTACATGACCTAAAAGGAGATTCAACTTTATTAAGGGATTTAGGTTGGAAACCTAAACATGATTTTGTATCTTTAATGGACGATATGATTAAATACTGGTTAAAAGAATTAAAATGAGCTATATAACATTTTCAAATTTAGGCGAATCAGGTGGAATGGGATCTCAACTTCAATCCTATGCTAGTTTAACTGCTGTTGCTAAAGCAAATAATAAACAAATAGTATTTTCCGAATCTATGATTAAACGTGGATTTGGAATAAAAGTATTTAAACTTTTAAATATACCTGTAATTATAAAACCTGATGAATTTTTTAATGATTTTAAATTAAAAAATATTAATTTCCATAATACTACTTATGATGAAACTTTATTTAGTTTAGATTCATCAAATTATGATTTAAATGGTAGATTTGATTTATACACTTATTGGTATAATGATATTAAAAATGAAATTGAAAGTTGGAAATATAATGATGAAATACAAAGTATAGCACAACAAGAATTTGATACAATTCAATCTAAATTAGGAAAAAAACCAACTGTTAGTATTCATATGAGAAGAGGTGATTATTTGTTACCCCAACATTCATTTTGTGAACTTAAACAAGAATATTTCCTAAAAGCAATAACATCCCATTTTATGCCTGCTAATGATTTTAATTTTTTAATATTTTCAAATGACATTGAATATTCAAAATCAGTACTAGATGGAGATAATGTTTGGTTTGTAGAACCTAAAGGAGTTGATGAGCAAAGTTTTACAGCATCTGAAAAAGAAGATCTGGCATTATTAAGTTTATGTGACAATCACATTATATCTAATAGTTCTTATTCTTGGTGGGGTGCATTTTTAAGTAAAAACAAAAATAAAAAGATAATATGTCCTACTAATTATGTAGAACCTTCACATCCATCATCTTGGATTAATGGTAAGTATTATCCTTCTAATTGGATAAATATAGATAATTAATATGAATAAAGTAGTTTATGTAACAGGTTGTTTAGGGTTTATAGGATCCTATGTAACAAGAGAATGTTTAAAAAAAGGATGGTATGTAAGAGGGATAGATATAATGACTTATGCTTCAAACCCAAATTTATTAGATGAATTTTTAGAATATCCCAATTTCATTTTTGAGGAAACTGATATAAATGATATAGAATTTCTTTATGAATGTGATTATATTATTAACACAGCAGCAGAAACCCATGTAGGTAATTCTATAGTTAAAAGTGAAAATTTTGTTCATTCAAATATTAATGGAGTACATAATTTATTAGAATTAATTAGAAATTATAGAGCAGAAACAGATAAATTACCTATATTATTGCATTTTTCAACAGATGAAGTCTATGGTGATATTACAGAAGGAGAACATATTGAAACAGATATTTTAAAACCTTCAAACCCATACTCAGCGACAAAAGCAGCTGCTGATCAATTAATTACTGCCTGGGGTAGAACATATAATATACCTTATGTTATATTAAGGCCAACAAATAATTATGGAGTAGGCCAATATACAGAAAAATTAATTCCAAAGTCAGTTAAATATTTAGGTTTAGGTAAAAAAATTCCATTACATAATAATGGTGATCCTATTCGTAATTGGTTACATGCCCAAGATACTGCTAATGCCGTATTAACTATTATTAATAGTAAAGTTAAAAATGAAATATATAATATTTGTGGAGGATTTGAACAAAGTAATTGGGATACTGTAAGTAGATTAATTACATTATATCACCCGGAAGATGAAGTTATAACTGAAACATTTCCCCATTATGATCAAAACCAAATAAATCAATATTTAGATTTTTCATATTCAAGACAGGGACAAGATGTTAGATATGCTTTAAATGATGATAAGTTAAGAAATTTAGGATGGGAACCTAAAATGGATTTTGATAAAGAATTACCTAAAATTATAGAATATTATAAAGAAAATTTTATATGGTAAAAGTAAGTGATTTAGTAGCTGAGTTTTTAAAAGAACAAAAAATAAAAACCGTATTTGGTATAATAGGTTCTGCAAATTCTCATATATTTGATTCTATTAATACATTAGGATATACTAAAATTATTAATACACATCATGAACAAGCTGCAGTTATGGCTGTTGGAGCTCACTTTAGAGCATCTGGAAAAATGTCTGCTGCAATAGTAACAGCAGGAGCAGGAGCATCTAATGCAGTAACAGGTGTAGTAAGTAATTGGGCTGATTCAATACCAGGTATTATAATTTCAGGTAATGAATCTTCTTACCATATTGAAGAACATTCTAAATTAAGAATGTATGGTACACAAGGATTTAATATAACTAAAATGGTAGAGGATGTTACTAAATATTCTCATTGTTTAATGGATGAAAATAACATCCAAGATGAATTAGAAAAATGTACTAAAATTTCTTTAGATGATAGAAAAGGACCTACATGGTTAGATATTCCATTTAATATTCAATCTAAAATGGTAAATAAAAGGGATTGGGATATAGAAGTAAACCCTCCAGCTAATTTTATAGATTATTCTAAATTTTTAGTTAATGCTATTAATTCATCAAAGCGCCCATTAGTTTTAGGTGGAAATGGAATTAGATTGTCAGATTCAAAAGATAAGTTTAATAAATTTATCAATACAACTAATCTTCCAACAACTTTAACTTGGTCGGGGATTGATTTAATGGATAATAGTAATATTAATTTTTTTGGAAGATTTGGTTTATATGGTCAAAGGGGAGCAAATTACATAGTTCAAAATTGTGATTTATTAATTGTATTAGGAAGTAGATTAGCTTTACCACAAACTGGTTATGATTGGAATGAATTTGTACGTAATGGTAAAATAATATGTATTGATATTGATGAGTTGCAAGCTCCAAAAGAACATATTGATTTACATATAAAAGAAAATGTTAGCATTGTTTTAGATCAATTATTAAATAATATTAAAGATATTAATCCTATAAATAAAACTTGGTTAGACTATTGTAATAATAAAAAACAAAAATACCCTTGGATAGATAAAGAACATGACCATAAAGATAATTATATTAATTCATATCAATTTATGGATAAATTATCTAACCATTTAAAAAATGACCATATTATAGTTACTGATATGGGGACAGCATTATTAAGTGGTCACCAAGCAATTAAACTTAAATCAGACCAAAAAATGTTTACTTCTTTAGGTTTGGGTGAAATGGGTTATGGAATAGCAGGAGCAGTTGGTGCAGCAGCAGCTTGTCCTAATAAAGACATATTATGTCTTAATTGTGATGGTGGTATAATGATGAATTTACAAGAATTACATACTGTTATAGAAAATGGATTAAACGTTAAGGTCGTTATATTTAATAATGACGGTTATTTAATGATAAAACATACACAAAAAATGTTATTTAACGGTAAATACGTTAGTGTAGATAAAAATACAGGTATTGGTTTACCTAATTTCAGTAAATTATTCCCAGCTTTAGGTTATAATTATTTTGAGTTAAAAGACTGGGATAATACAGATGCTAAACTATCTGAATTTTTGAATCACAATGGACCAGCTATATTAGAAGTATTTATGGATCCAAATCAGGGATTTTTACCTAAAGTAAAAGGTGTACCAATGGAAGATGGAAATATATTAGCACCACCAATAGAAGAAATGTCTCCATTAGTGTCATTTGAAGAATTAAAAAATGAAATGATAGTAGATATAAGTAAAAAATCAAAACAAATTAAAAGATGATAAAAGCAGGAATAATTGGGACTGGTAATATCGGAACCGATTTACTATTAAAATTAAGAAAAACAGATTTTGTTGTACCCGTAATATTTGCAGGTAGAAGAATGGAATCTAATGGTATTAAATTAGCTCAAGGTTTAAACATTACTGTAACTGATAAAGGTATTCAATATTTTATTGATAATCCTAAATGTTGTGATGTAGTATATGATTGTACTAGTGCTAAAGATGCTATAGAACATGCTAAAATATTTGCAAAACAAGGAATAAAAGTAATAGATTTAACACCTGCTAAAGTAGGAGATTTATGTGTTCCTAATATTAACCCAAAAATTATACAAGATAATGGAAATGTTAATATGATTACTTGTGGTGGTCAAGCATCAACTCCATTGTTAAATGTAATATCTAAACATTGTTCTGATTTAGATTATATTGAAGTAGTATCTCAAATTGCTTCTGATAGTGCTGGTATGGCAACTAGAATTAATATTGATAATTATATTAATACAACAGAAAAAGCAATAAAAGAATTTACAAATTGTAAAGAATGTAAAGTAATATTGAACTTAAATCCTGCCGAACCACAAGTTGATATGCAAACCACTATGTTTGTAAAAGCAGGTAATATTAAGTTTCCATCTTTAGTTAAAGAAATTTATGAAACTATAAAAAAACTTCAAACTTATATTCCTTATTATGAATTAGTAATGCCACCTGTTATTAATGATGATATTTTAGTATTAAGTATCAAAGTAAAAGGATCAGGTGATTATCTGCCTGAATATGCAGGTAATTTAGATATAATTAATTGTGCGGCAATTGAAATAACAAAACATTTAAAAGATGAATAATATTATTATAACAGATTCTTCTCTTAGAGACGGAAATCATAGCGTAAAACATACTATTAGTTTAAAAAGTATTAAAGAATATTGTAAATTCGCAAATAAAGTAAATATACCAATTGTTGAAGTTGGTCATGGAAATGGGTTAGGGGCTTCATCTTTATTAATTGGTAAGGCAACTCATACAGACAAAGAAATAATAGAAACAGCTAAAAAGCAATTAACTAATAGTAAATTAGGAGTTCATGTTATACCTGGTATTGCTACTGTAGGTAAAGATATACAACCAGCAATTGATATGGGTGTAAATGTAGTTAGAATTGCTACCCATTGTACTGAAGCAACCTTAAGTAAATCACACTTAGAATATTTACAAAATAAAGATGTAACTGCTTTAGGGGTATTAATGATGACAGCTTTAACTGATACTAAAACATTAGTTGAAAACGCTAAAACTATGGAACAATATGGAGCTGAAGCCGTTATAATAATGGACTCAACAGGTACTTATTTACCATCAGATGTAGAAGAAAGAATTAAAGCTTTAACTGAAAATCTTAGTATTGATGTAGGTTTTCATGCTCATAATAATTTAGGATGTGCTGTATCTAATTCATTAATAGCAGCTCAAAATGGGGCTAAGTATATAGATGCTTGTATTAGAGGATTTGGTGCTGGAGCAGGTAATGCTCCTTTAGAAGTATTACTACCAGTACTAGAAAAATCTAATTTTAATATGAATATAGATTTTAAACAAGTTATAATCGAAGCAGACAAAGTAATGGATTATTTAGTACCTAAAATCCCAACAACTAACCCAGTGAATGTGCTAACAGGATTAAATAAATTATTTTCTGGTTTTGAAAGACCTATTATAAAAGCTTCTAAACTAAATGGTATTGAATATTCTTCACTTATATTTGAGTTAGGTAATAGAAAATTAGTAGCAGGACAAGAAGATTTAATATTAGAAGTAGCTCAAAAACTTAAAAAATAAATGAGAGTATTAGTTACTGGTAAAAATGGTTATGTAGGGAGTAGTTTATTATCTAAGCTAGATTCACTATTTGATTTTACTTATCCTAATTTTTATGTAGGTGTAGGAAGAGATGATTTTGATTTAACAGATAGAAAGTCAACAACAGATTTTCTATCTAAATATGGTTATTTTGATGTTATTATCCACACAGCAATTTGTGGGGGAAGTAGATTAAAAAAAGATGGGAATGATGTTTTAGCTAATAATTTAAAAATGTTTTATAATTTAATGGCTAATGTTCATAGATTTGGACAATTAATTAGTCTTGGTTCTGGAGCTGAATTAAATTGGCCTTCAGATCCTTATGGTTTAAGTAAATTAATTATTGCTGATACAATTAGTTCTCATTCTAAATTAAATAATATTAGAATATTTGGAGTATTTGATGAAAATGAATGGGATACTAGATTTATTAAAACCTGTTTAAATAATTATAAAAATAAAGAACCAATGGTTATCCATCAAAATAAATTATTTGATTTTATTTATATGGATGATTTGGCCACTGTAATAAAACATATTATATTACACCCAGATATTAAAATAATAGATGCTTGTTATAAAGAAAGTTATACTTTAAAAGAAATTGCTGAGTATATAAACACAAGGAATAATCATTACTGTGAAATAAAAATAGAAAATAAAAAATTAGGTAGTCCTTATGTAGGAAATTATAAAAATCTTGATGGGTTAGATCTAATAGGATTAAAACAAGGAATAAATAAAGTATATGATGCAATCAATTAGTTTTTGTATAACAACAGCCAATAATGAAAAAGATTATGTTATTGGTTTGTTAGATAGTTTAGTAGCAAACACCCAGTTTAATAAACATGAAGTATTAGTATTAATTGATTCTGATAATCAAAATACATATGAAAAATTATTAGAATATAGGAAAGATAAATCTAATATTAAAATCTATAAAAATACTACTGGTTATAGAATAGGATACCAAAAAAATATTTCAATATTATTTGGAAATGCTTCAAATGACATAGTATGCTATTTACAGTCTGATATGGTAGTTAGCCCTGAATTTGATAAATACTTTTTAGAAGCATTAAATAATGATACTAATAGAGTAATTACAATGGCTAGGATAGAGCCTCCTATACACCCAGAATCACCTGAAAAAATAACTAAAAGTTTTGGTCTAACACCAGATGAATTCCAATATGATGAATTTATGGAGTTTGCTAGAAGTTTAACTAAACAAAATAGACCATTAATTTATGGTCATTTTGCACCTTTTGGTTTATATAAAAAAACTTATTTTGATAAATTAGGTGGTTTTGATACTAGATTTAGATGTTCTAGGGAAGATTCCGATTTTATTATCCGTTTAGCTGCTTGTAAATTAGATGCTTTAGAAACATGGAATGCTAGTGTTTATCATTATACTTGTGTTTCATCTAGAGGAACAGGATGGTATAAAAATGATGATAAACAAGTAGAAATAACTAATGGGTGGCAAGGTAGAGCAGATGCAGAAGAATTAAAACGTTTTATTCGAAAATGGGGTTATTTTGGGCATGATTATAGATCCAAATATAAAACACATCTATTTTTGGATATTAACTCAGCACCTGATATTGGATTATTATCTGGTATTGAACCTTATTTTGATAATATCCTATTAAATGATAAACCTGTTAAGGATGCTTTAGTTAATTTGATTAATTATGATAGTCATTATTTTACAAATCAACGTTGGAAATATACTCAACAAGATTGGGATAAATTACGATCAACATTTATGGGTAAGGATGCTGAGGATAAAATAACAGTAGGACTTAACTGGAACCCAGATTTGGATATTATTATAGAAACGGATATGTATACTTTATCTAAAGAAAGAGATAGCCAAGAAAATAAAGATTTTATATCAAATTCAAACGTAATATTTGATAACCTTAAAAAATCTAACCCAATGGGATATAAGGGTACCTATAAAATAGGCAGTTTTAAAATAACAATTAATAATTTATTGGATTATAATCAAGAACATTTAGATAATAAACAATATTTATTTGATACTAGCAAATATTTATTCAAATAATTTGGATATTGCATAAATAGTTCGTATATTCCACCCTAATTTTTAAAAGGTTATATATTTATGCAACAGACTATTAAAACATCCACCAAAGTGAAAATGATACCATGTATTAGATGTAAAGAAGACATGCCAGAATTAAGGTTAACTAAATTTGGCTATGATTTTTGTATTACTTGTTCAACAGTAGGAGCCAAACGGGGTATTCCTGTAATGAGAGGATCAGGTGATCATACTTGGACTGAAACAATTATAATGGAAGAAGATCAATATCAAGATTTTGTAGTAGCAACAGCTATTGAACGTGGAGATACTAAAGCTGCTAAGGCTGAAATGTTAAATATGGATAAAGAAGAACGTAATCTACAAGGCCCATTCCAAATTATCAATAATACAGATAAAGATAGAAGCTAATGCCTAAGGCAAAACCATTATCTAAAGAACAAATTTTAGCAGCTCAAGCAAAAACTAAATCAAATATGGCTGCTGCTAGATATCTTCATGTGTCATATCAACACTATAAGAAGTGGGCTAAATTATATAAATTGTTTGCTGGGCATAAAAACCAGCAAGGTAAGGGCATACCTAAATTTTTAAAAGGACCTAAAAAAATGCCTCATATGTTAGAAATAATTGAAGGTAGAATAGCAGCATCTTCATTTAACCCTAATAAACTTAAATATGCTTTAATAGAACAGGGATATTTATTAGAGGAATGTGCTGTGTGTTCTTTTAAAGAAAGACGAGTAATGGATTATAAAATGCCTCTATTACTTCACTTTAAGGACAATAATAGTAACAATTATAGTCTTGATAATGTCCAGTTGCTATGTTATAATCATTATTTTTTAACTGTTGGTGATATTTTTAATGCTAAAGATGTTAAACAAATCGAAACTAAACAAGAACATTTTGGTACAAGTGAAAAAGTAGAATGGGAAGTAGATGATTATCATTTACAACGTTTAAAAGAATTAGGTTTAGATGATGATGACGATGATGTTAATCAATATATTAGTAGAATATGAAAAAGGCAAGATCAATAGATAAAAAATATCATAAAATAACAAAAGATTATGATAAGCAAAAGAGTAAGCATTTAGAACGATTAACAGATAAAATCCTTAAAAATGATGAAAAAGCTCAACAATTAAAATCTAAAACAATGAAGGGTGATTTTTTAAAAAACTTTTAACTATGAGAACATTTTTATTATTATTTATATTATTTATTGTACCAGCACAAACCCCAAAACCAACTCCAATACCTCAATTAAAAATTAAAGAAGTTGAAAAAGAGGTGATTGAAGTTAAAGGTATGAATGAATTTTTATTTGCAGTAGGACATCAAGAATCAGGCAATAGATATTTTATAGTAAATAGATATGGTTATATGGGCAAATACCAATTTGGTAAATCAACATTAAAAACCCTAAAAATTAAAGTTACTAAAGAAGCATTTCTAAATAGCCCCGATTTACAAGAATATGCAATGAAACAAAATTTACTGTATAATAAGAAAAAATTACAAAAATATATAGATAGGTTTGATGGGCAAACTATAAATGGTATATTAGTGACGGAATCAGGTTTATTAGCAGCTGCTCATTTAGGTGGTGCTGGTAGTGTTAAAAAATGGTTTAGAACTGGAAAAATTAAAAAAGATGGTAATGGAGTTAAAATAACTAATTATATGCAACGTTTTTCAGGATATGATTTATATTTATAACCAAAATGGCAAGAATAGTTGTATCTAATTACAAACCAAATAGTAGAAAAAAACGACCTGGTGTACATGCAAAAAGTAAATCTAGTAAATTAAAAAACAGTAAAAATTATGTCAAAGCGTATAAGGGGCAAGGGAAGTAAAATGGAATTAAGTACATTATCATTTTTTAATTACATGACAGATGAGGATTTTATGGCAGTACATAATGCTGGCCAATTAAAAAATTTATGTCAGGCTTTAACTTTGGATTTACAACCAAAAAATTATGAAGAAAACGGTACTCACCCAGCATGAATGGTATGATGCCATGAAAGTTCCATCCCCCTATAGGAATAGGAAAAAGTACTACAAAAAAATTAAACATAAGAACAAAAAGAGTGAATAGTTAATCCTCTTTATATATTTATAACAAAATAAAACTAATTAATAATGAGCGTATATACACAAGATTCTCCTGGACCATGGAATGTATGGATTAAAAGAAAGGAAAATAAAATTCTTCCTATCTTGGAGGCTAAAAGAAAATTCTTAAAAGAACAATTATTGTTTGAACAGCAATTTGCTAACTTTGTAGCCCAACAACAGGCAATCCAATCTGATTCAAATACAAATGCAGGAAATGAAGTGTTAAATAAGATTGAAAGTGTTAATTTTGTTTCTTCACCAGCATTTTTATCTCAGACAGCAAATTCACAATCTATTACAGCACAATTTACTTACCCAGTAACTGTTACAGGTGGTATTCCAACTATTAGAGTAAATAATAGCCAAGCTGGTGGTGGTAGTGTAAGTACATTTACCTATGCCTATACTGGTGGATCTGGAACTTCATTATTAGAATTTAAACATAATCACATTGCATTCCCAGCTAATAATGGAGGTGCTGCAGCTAATGTATTAGATATACAGTTAGCAGCTGGCCCAGGTGTAACAAGTAGAGGAGCTATTATTAATTCACCAACATCTCCAGTTAATGGAACTTATGTTAATGCTGCTTATACAACAGCAACAACAAGTGGTAGTACTGCAGAATTTACTGTTACAGTAGAAGCGGGTGATATAACGACAATTAATGCAACTGTTGCAGGTACTGATTTTATTGAAGGAGATGTTCTAACATTTGGTAATGATGAATTAGGTACAGGTTCAACAGGTGGAGGATTTACTATTGCTGCTAATAACCTTACTGGTGATGTAATTAACATACCAGCACAATCAATTGCTTTATCTGGTAGTACAATTGCTACATATTCAGGTGAATGGAATACACAAGTAAATGATGCTATTCGTAGACAAGGTGCTAACCCACCACTTAGTACTCCAGGACAGGAACTTACAAGAACTGTAATAGCAGGATAATATCAAATTAAATAAATATAAATGTGGGGAAGCTTGGCTTCCCCACTATTTTTTCGTATATTCACGTATAAAATAAAGGTTATACTATGGCATTATGGAAATTTACAAATTTAAATAAACACGGAAATTACAGGTCAAGAATAATTCATACTAAAGGTGCATTAAGCATACCTGGTAGTGGATTTGGTCCAACTATATTTGCAAATCGATTTAAATATGAATATAAAGGTGAAGTTTTGCCCCCAACAATAGCAAGTATAAGTGGTAAAACATATTTAATGCCCTTATGGAAGGAAGTAGATCCAAATACTACTATAGATGATATAAATTGGATTAAACCTA